AGGCTTGACCTCCGTACATTTCATTTTTTTTTCCATCTTTAAAAGCATAAGTATTTACAATACCTTCTGTTGGGTGTTTAGTTTGTGAAAAACCAATATCTTTTTTAACTTGATTAGCAATTTGATTAACTTGATTGTTATTGTTATTATTATTACTACTTCCTCCACCACCAGATGATGAACTTGTGCTTGTTTTACCACCCATTAGTTTTCCTTACCTTCATAATAAAATCCTTTACCACCAGCTCTAGAAAATAATGATCGCATACCAACCATTCCTTTTGCTTTTCTTCTTTTTAATTTTTTATCTTTAGCTTCTAATTTTTCTTGTTCTTTTAATTCTTCTTTTCTTCTATTTTCAATATCTTCTCTTACTGCTTTATCTGCAGCACTTTCTTCATACTTTGGCTTTCTAAATGCACCCATAATTATAGTTCTATTTCACACATTCCATTCTTTTTCAACGCACAATATAGCTGATTAGGTGTAAATATCCAAAACCTAGACCAGCCTATTAATCGTTGCACATAACTTACACAGCTATGTTCCTTAATCCATGATCCCATAATTACAGGAAACTTAGATATTTTATCTTGTATTGGTACTTTTAATACATGACCATTTTTTATTTTTACTAATCTAAATATTTTATCTACTTCATCTTCATTAAGTAATTCTATATTTAATTTACCAAACAAAAACTCTGCTATTACCCATATTTTTTTTTCTGCATCATAACCCATTACTCCACAATGCTTAAAACCTTTTTTAAAAAATTTAGTATGCCTATGATAATCTCTATTTTCGTAGAAATATACTAACCATTCATTCTGTTTTGCCATACACTTCTTCTTTTTTTATCACCAAATATACTCCAACCTCTAGTTTTAACTACTGTTGGACTTTTAGCTTTACCAGATATTAACTGTTTACCTTCACCAGCACCTAGTAATAGATACTGTAGTGCATCGTGAACATGGGAATATCTATTCTTCATAGGTTTTTCATCATATCTGTCGCCTGAAGTCTGCATTCTTCTATAGAAATAACCACCATTAAAACCTTTTTTAAGATTTATACATCTATGATCTACTAAAAAACCAGAAGATCCTTCTACCAATCTAGCTAATGATGTTTCTACAGCTTCTATTCTAAGAGCTACATCGTTACTATGAGTAGGTTTACCCATTATTCCATTCTGTCTTAGTATTTGAAATGGTGTTGTTTCGTCAGTTTGAGCTCTAAAATCTCCTGCTGGATCACCATATACTTCAATATCTTGCGTTCTATAGTTCTTTGCTATCTCATGTTTTAGTAATTCACTAAACCTTGCTATACCCATATCAAAACATACTAACTCCTGTAGTATTAACCATCTACCATTAGGTAACTTTTGACCAAAGACTGCAGCTGGTGTCAGTCCAAAGTCAATACCAATGAATACTGGTACTTGAGCTGGCTCTAAATCTTCTTTAGATAAATGTATTTCCATATTCCAGTTAGGATATACTGGTTTACCTTCTTCTAAAGATCCAAGTTTATTCATTACATAAACATCAATCCAACCTTTCATCTTACCTTTAATAATATTGTTGTAATATTTTTCTGTAAGATTGTTTTTGTTCTCACATTTTTTATTATCTACATATCCTTTTAATGTTCCGTCTTTATTTTTATCTTCTATCAATGCTGGTGGCTGCGTATAAAAATTCCAGTTATCAGGTTTAACTAACATCAGAGCTTCATCTCTTGATAGATGATCTGGTACTGGTACATCACCAGCCATAATAGGCCACCAATGATCTTCTTCTGGTGCGTTAGTATCTGCAATAACTCCATACCAAGAAGCACCACCATCACGCATACTAGGATATCTACCTACCCTCATAGTACAAGCGTCTACAATGCTCTTAGGAAGCTCTCTGGCTTCGTTTACCCATACTCCTGTTAGTTCTAATGATAAAAGCTTTTTAACATCTTCAGGTCTATCTAAAGCTAAGAATATGACCTCTAATTCTAGTTCACCTACATTTATTCTATGCGTATAAGGTACTGACCATGAGAATACACCCCATTCGTTTTCAGGAAACCAGTCTAACCACGTTTTAATAGTAGTCGTTTTAAGTTGCGGATTAGTGTTCCGAATAACGGCCCACCTACTTTTTCTTTTCCCTTGTGAATTTTTTTCTTGTTGTAAAGCACGTCTAAGTACCTCAATACAACAAGCGACAGACTTGCCACTTCCTACTGGACCTCGTAAACCTCTAAAGAACTCATTACCTTTTAGAAAGTTCTTTAAGGTATTGCCATCTGGTTTGTAACTTAGTTGTGCCATTTATACTAGATTCTTGTCTATCGCTACTTTTAGCAAATTTTCTCTGATCTTTGGGCCAAGGCTTTCGATTAATTTGTCTGCTTCCTTGTCCGTTATCAAATCCTCTGGAAGGTATCTTAGATGTACTTTTTTTACGATCTGCCTTAGCTTCCGTCTTTCTGCTAGAGAAATGTTGAACAGTTGTCTGTTCTCCAGATTCACTACTTCGTCTGTTTTGTCTATACTCATACAAAAATTCCTTAAATAAATCCCAGTCAAGATATACCATTGGACTAGAAAAGTCTCTTTTTAATACTAATAAATCAGCAGATCCTTTCCATTTATCTAGTTGAGCAAAGCCTTCGCCATTTTTTCTAGCTTTAACTTCTATATTAGTTCCTTCAAATAGATCAGATACCTGAACATCATGAGGGAACGCAGCAATAGCACCAGATAAAGGTTGTCGTCTAGCATTAAACCCTTCAGCTTGGAAGAGTTTTACTATTTCGTTCTCTACTCTAGTACCCTTTCTTTTTGCTTTGCTTGACAACTTTCATTCCTTTTTTCTTTGCTGTTTCTTTTGCTTTTTTCTTTCCAGCAGCAGTATATGGAAATTTCATTTTACCAACTTTAGGCATTTTGGACCTCACTTTCTGTATTTACTTTAGACTTTAAAACTTGACTACGCAATACTATTCTATCTTCATAGGCTTTATCTAGTTTATTCATTAATACTTTATTTATTTCTTTAATATCTTTTACTTCTTCTTGAAGTAGCTTCATGTCAGTCGTCAAATCATCTATAGTCATAGTTTTCATTCCTTCTTGTTATAAAATTTTTTAGGGTAAACTACAACTATATTAGAAATATAATATTATTTCAATTCACTTAACAGTTCCAAGCTCTTAAAGATTTGGACAATCTATCTTTTCCAGTATTATTGCTTGGTTTTTGTCTTTTTCTCATTCCCTTCATTCTTGCACAGAATGATTTTCTTCTTTTGCTCCCCTTTTTCTTGGTAGGAGCTTTTAAATTGCCACCAGTAGCTCTGTTATAACTAGCTCTACCTTTGGCATTTAATCCACCTTTAGGATTCTTTCCTTCTTTTCTTTGCCACGCTGGAGTAGACACTACTTTTTCTTCTTTTTAGGAAATCCAGCTTTCATATTGGCATAAGATTTAGCTGACACCGTACTCTTAGACTTAGGTCTAGATGTACCAGCTTTCTTTCTAGCATTTATATTAGCGTATAATCCTCTTTTAGCCATCTAATCTTTCTTTATGTTGCCTTGCAAGGCTATGAGAGAAACCCTCTCTTGGTTTATGTCTTAAGACTATTTACCTTAAATCCTAGAAATATATTTGTCTACGCACATTTGATTTACTTTTTTTAACTCTGTTGTGTGTATGACAGGTTTACACTTAACCACTGTTCAGTTTTTAACCCCCACCCTCTCGTTCTAACTAAGATCGATACTAACCTTTATGTCTCCAATCACTTGGTGATTAACTCTGTCTGGTGTACGTAACCCAACTCTATCTAGTATGTCTCTACTAGCTTCTAGCTGTACATACTCTGATTTAGCGCCATTACTAAGGGCAACTAACTTATTACTTGCTGTTACTGCACCTAGACCTATCGTTCTTGACACACATTCCATCATGTACTTTTGTACTTTTGGGAGACGTAGTGTACGAGAAGCACTTACTCTTGCACTATCTCTACTGACTTTTGTTGAGTAACCAGCCTTTTCTGCTGCTGCAACAATACTACAGCCTGTTGATACGATGGTATCGACAAGTGCCTTTTGTTTATCTGTTAATTCAGTATTATCCGTCATCTCGCTATCGGTGGATAATAGTAATCATTGTAAAAATCATGTCAAGCATAATCAACATGGTGTGACGATTGGAGCTTGTTCCAGCCTTCCCTTCGGCTCGTCTACGATAGAGCTCTTGCCTAGGGCAAGGATCTCTACCCTTCGGGCTTCGGTCTGGGCTAAAGAGAATAAAAGAATAAAGATAAAGAATATAATAAGAATAATAGAAAGGATAAATAATGATA